CGTTACATAACTATGAGTGGCTAGCACAACACTCAGAGTGGTCGTAACGAAATGTCTTATTAGCAATGAAACAGAACGAAGAGTTGACACTCACAGCACAACAACAAGAGTATTTGGATTGGCTTTGCACAGCACCTAGCGAACGTATACCAGATTCAAAAGCAAAGATGGCTGTTAAGTTGGGTGTTGACGTAACCACTCTCCGCCGTTGGCAGAAAAAAGAAGTTTTCCTTGCACAATGGAAAACGGCGGTGGACGAAGTTCAGGGGTCGCCTGAGCGCACTCAGCGACTCCTAGATACTTTGTATGCCAAGGCTCTTGATGGTGATACCAAATCTGCACAGTTGTATTTGCAGGCTACGAACCGTATGGCTCCGCCTACGGTAACGGTTCAGTCTAATAAGAAGGCAGCAGAACTTTCTGATGCTGAGTTGGACTCTTTGATTGCTGCGGTAGCGGAGCGAGAGAAGGCTCAACGTACACACTTGAAGGCTTTGTGAACTTGGTCGAATGCCCAGAGTGTGGCGAGGAGTATCCACCTGTGGCAACACATTGGATTTGTCCAGCGTGCGGCATTGATGATAAGTCACAGCCGAAGATGGCGGTGTTTGAATTGAGGGATTATGGCGACAACTAACGATGCGATGTTTACGGCCCTTTCGGGCTCGTATCCATCTGCCGGTCAGACCCTTGGTGATTTGCTATATGCGTTCTGGTCTGAAAAGGGTCTTCAATATCGTGGAACGTTAGAGCGTGATTGGTACATCCAAGAAGGTGCAAGTGGTTTTACACTTGGTGATTTGGCAAACGATTATTTTACAAACATTTACGACATTACAACTTTTGACTTTCATGACTCTGATGAATGGTTGGAATTACAGGTATTTGACCGCACAGATACGGTTGAGCAACAGGTGTTTATTAGTTAGGTAACGATTTAGGAGAACATATATGGCAACTTTCAGCAAACAAATTCTTAGTGGTTCAACAGATGGCAAAGCCATCAAGGTGACTGGAACCAGCACGTCTGCAACTGTGACCGTGCATACTGGTTCAACTACCACAACCACTCTTGACGAAATTTGGATTTACGCCAACAACACATCTGCTTCAGATGTAAAGTTGACGCTTGAGTGGGGTACTGCAACTGCTGCTGATGGCAACATTGAGTACACAGTTAAAGCAGAGAACGGTCTTTATTTGATTGTTCCGGGTCTTATCCTGAAGGGCAATGCAACCGCTTTGACAGTTAAGGCTTTTGCTGCAACTGCAGATGTAATCCTTTTGACTGGATACGTAAACCGAATTACAGCGTAAGGGGAAATCACATGTCTTCAAGATTTCCTGCAAGAACAACATCAGACCGTAATGTCGGTACATGGGGCAAACCTGCTTCTGGAGGATTTAGCGCAGGTGTTGCAAGTGGTGGAACATCAAGTTCTATTACTGGTTATACATTGTTGTCTTTCACGTCATCTGGAACGCTCACCGTTTCAGCAAGTGGGCTATTTGATATTTTAGTTGTTGGTGGTGGCGGCGGTGGTGGTGCAGCAACCAATAATCCCGGTGGCGGTGGTGCTGGTGCGCAAGTTTTGTATATGGCAAATGCTTATATTGCCGCTGGTTCATATACGGTTACAGTTGGTGCTGGCGGTTCAGTTGGTGGAAATGGTGGTCCTAGCGGAATTGCAACCTTGAACTGGGAAGCCGCTTATGGTGGTTATGGTGCAGGCACTTGGGAAGGTGCACCACCTTTGTCTTATAACCGTGCTGGTTCTGGATATCGTCCGGGTTATGGCGGTGTTGGCGGTGGTGCTGCTGGCGGCCTTTATGGTTATGCAGGTGGTTCATCTAGTGGTGGTGGCCAAAGTGGTGCTGGTGGTGGTGCTGGTGGTGCTGGTGGTCAAACAACTGCAACAACTGCTGGATTAGCAAATTCAATTACTGGTTCAAGTGTCACTTACGCTTATGGTGGTGGTGGTGGTGCTGCGGGGGCTGCTGGTAGTCGTCAAACAACCTATGGTTCAGGTGGTGGTGGTAACGGTGAAAATGGTTCACCTGCTGGCTCAGCAGGCACACAAGGCGTTGTATATGTAAGGTTTGCGGTGTAATTATGGCTGTATTTGCAAAAATTGTTAATAACACTGTTATGGAATGCATTGTTGTATCTGAATTGGATTGTGGAAATAAAACATTTCCAGAGTCTGAGTCAATAGGTCAAAATTATATTTCTTCATTAGGAATTGAAGGAACTTGGTTGCAAACAAGCCCTGAGGGATTATTCAGAGGTTGTTATGCAAGTCAAGACTGGACATACGACCAAGTATTGGATGTATTTGTTGCGCCAGTACGACCTATTATTGAATAATAATTTACACAAATCACGTTGGATTATTTTTGCTCCAGTAGCATTAATCGCATTATGGTCAACCGTCGTAAAAGCAGACGCACTTGGAGACTGGACTGCATCGCAGTCATGTCCCAACTCAGGTTCTGTTGAGGTTGTTAATAACTCAATTCTAATTACTGGTCCAGATGGTGCTGGCTGTTCTGGCCAGCCACATTGGACAAAGATTGAGACCACAATTCCAGAAGGCGTAAACAGCGTTTCGTTCACATGGTCGTATTGGACATACGACGGTGCTCATTATGACCCACCACAGTTTGGTGTAAACGGTGTGTATACACAGTTAACTAACAGCAATCAGGCATCTGGCTCTTTGACTGTGAACGTAACGGCTGGGGACATATTTACATTCAGGCAATATTCAACTGATACCTGCTGCCAGCCGGGTCACTTAACAATAAGCAACCTTTCACTATGGGAATTTACAACAACATCCACGACCCCAACAACGACGACAACTACTACTACTGTCCCCGAAACGACTGTCCCTGTCACCGACCCGACTACTACGACAGTTCCAGAAACTACAACAACGTCTACTTCAACAACGACAACAAGTACGACGACTACAACGTCGTCAACGACAACTACTACAACAACAAGTACAACTACGATTCCTCAAACAGTTCCCCCAGCACCCGTTGAAACTTCCGCTCCGACAACGCTGCCTGAAACGACGACAAACACCACAACGACAACAGTAGCGGAGACCACCACAACAACGACGCTTCCGCCACAAACAACCACGACAACCATAGAAGTGACCACAACGACTGAAACACCTGTCGAATCTAGCACAACGGTCGCACCAAATTTAGAGCCAAATTTAGACCTACTTGACGAGGTTGAAGAGATTGCCCCAGAGCAGGCTGTTGCTTTGGCAACAAGCCCACAGGTGTTATTAGAAGCAACCCCACAGCAGGCTGTAGAAATCTTTCAATCTCTAGATGCAGCATCACTAAGCGAAGAGGAAAAGGAAGCAGTTATTGAGGCTGTGCAGTCAGCCCCCCTTGAAGTGCGCCAAGCCTTTGAGGACACAATTGACATTTTCTCGGATGACTTTGGCGACTATGTTCCATTGGGCTCAACTGTGCCAGTAGATACCCGTAGAACCCTTATTGCTGTAGCGGCTGGTGCTACAACAGTGGCTGTGAGTTCCCGTAGACGGTAACGATTCAGGCTAATAGCGTGAAGAAACTCTTATCCGAAATCCATGCGTTGACTTGGACGCTTGCTGGCACCGGTATGGTGCTCATCACGCTGTCTGGTCAAACAAAGGTTTTGGGTTGGGGAATCACCGTAATAGCCGTGATAATCCATTTACTCGGCGTAATGTTCAAGGAGAACAATGAATAAGGCAAAAGATATTGCAGGGAGAATTGTTGCACTTTTTCTCACAAACGCCCTCGGCGTTGTGACTGGTGCTGCAATTATTGCCCCAGACCTAGAAGTATGGAAGTCAGCACTTATCGCTGGCGCAGTTTCCATTTTCAAAGTTGCGGAAGCACTTGCAAAGGCAAGCATTGATGGTGTTCTTACCAAAGATGAAATTGACGCAGCATTTGGTGCAACTCCTAAAAAGATTGCAGCAAAGAAAGCAGCCGCTAAGAAGGCATAATGGAACTCACCGACCTTCTCAATGAGAAGGAGTGGAGAAAATGCAAAGGTAGTGAAGGTGCAACCACCGAAGAATTAGTGGCTGCATTTTCACACTTTTGTGCTACTCATTGGACAATCAGACACCCTGAGCGTGGTCGTATTAAGTTTGCCTTGCGTGAAGCGCAAGAAGAAACAGTACGAGTATGGATTGATTCTCGCTACAGCATTGTGCTGAAGGCTCGTCAGATTGGATTCTCCACTCTGGCTGCTGCATTTACTTTTTGGGAAACATTCTTTTGGCCTGACCGTTTTACGGTAATGCTTTCTCGCACAGAACGTGAAGCATCTAAGTTGTTGCAGAAAACCAAATATGGCTACAAAATGCTACCTGCGTGGATGCGTGTACGTGGACCAGATTTGTTGTCAGATAACCAATTGAAAATGGTGTTTGCTAATGATTCAGCAATCGAATCTTTGCCATCTGGAAATGACCCTGCTCGTGGTGAATCCGTATACCGTGTAGTTATTGATGAAATGGCTTTCTTGCCCAACGCTGAAGAAGCGTGGGCATCTATTGAACCTATTGCTGACGTTGGTGGTCGTGTTATTTGTCTAAGCACAGCAAACGGCGAAGGCAATATATTCCATCAGTTGTGGGTTGGGTCTCAAACTCGCACAAATCGGTTTACTGGAATCTTCTTTCCTTGGTCTGCTGGAGACCGTGACCAAGATTGGTATGAAGCCAAGAAGCGTGACTTACCAGATTGGCAGTTAGCGCAGGAGTATCCGGATAACCCAGATGAAGCATTTATTCGCTCTGGTCGTCCAGTATTTGATATTGAAGCATTAAGAAACATTGAGCCAATTGAACCACATCGTGGTTATTTGAAAAATGAGATTGGTAGAAATCATTACACATTTATTGAAGATGGTGGTGAGTTATCTATTTGGGAGTTTCCTGATAGTCAAGAAATATATGTAATTGGCGCAGACGTTGCAGAAGGTCTTGGACATGGTGACTTTAGTTCTGCTCATATTATTTCGGCAAATACGGGACTATTAGTTGCTCAATGGCATGGACATGTTGACCCAGATATTTTTGGAGAACAAGTTCTTAGGGCTTTGGGTTATTATTACAACCATGCTCTAATTGGAGTTGAGTCAAACAACCACGGTCTGACAACAATTAAAGGATTGCAAAGGGTTGGTTACAGGAATATCTACCGTCAAAGAAAGATGAACAGTAGAAACCCACAGATAAGCGAAACAATGGGCTGGAGAACAACAGCAGTCTCAAAGCCACTTGCCATCGACGAACTAAACGCCGCTGTGCGAGACGAATCCGTGCTCATATATGATAAAAGCACTATTGCTGAATTACGCACTTTTGTGCGTGAGTCAAACGGAAAGATGCATGGCTCGCCTCATGACGACCGTGTTATGTCTTTAGCCATTGCCAACCAGATGCTGAAGTATGTCTGGCTTCCAGAATATAGGCATGACCCATCCCCAATAAAGAACACACTTGGATGGTGGGAAAAATTCATAATGAAGGAAAAAGAGCAAAAGAAAGTACCGATTGGTGCCTTCAACGTACGAGAGTAACGAACTAGGTCTATAGTTATGAACGAATTCCGCTGTTTAGAGTGTTTGACGACCTTTGTTGCAGATGAATTGCCCCGTCGTGGTTCAATTTGTTTCAAATGCCATGTAAAAACCATTCGCTTGGGTTTTACGTATGGTCAAGAAGACTTCCATGGCCCAACTGTAAAAGAACGTGCCGACGAGCAGGTGCGTGTAGCCAAAGAAGCCGGCATTAATGCCGAGCCTGTCGGAAGTCGTTGGATTTGAGATGGAAACAGTCTGGGTACCGCTGGCGGTCGCTGTCATCACGGGTCCTGCGGTGGTGGTATTACAGAGACTACGTAAGGAAAACTCAGAACAACATGCAGAGGGACGAATCCTTCTCAAAATGATTGGCAACAAGGTTGACAAAATCGGAAGCAAACTAGACCAGCACATTGGTTGGCACGAAGGACAAGAGGACAAATAATGGCACGAATTTCCAACCGTGAAATAATCGGAAAGTATCGTTCAAAGATTGAACAGTCACGCCGTTGGAGGCGTGAAGAGAACTGCGATTATCTTTGGGAAAGAATGATTGACCTTTATCGTGGTAAGCATCTCAGGACTGCATCAGAACAAGACCAGTTGTTGGTAAACATTGCTTTTGCAACAATTAACGTAATTTCACCTAGTGTTTCTGTTAACCATCCAAAGATTACAGTTAATGCAAGAGCGTACGAAGACGCTGACAAAGCAGTTGTAACAGAAGCAATTGTTAACTACTGGTGGAAACACTACGAGTGTCAAAAAGAGTTTCGCCGTGCCGTAAAAGACATGCTTGTTGTTGGTCATGGTTGGCTAAAGACCGGTTATCGCTTTGTTGAAAAAGACAAAGAAGAGTTTGATTCAACAGATGAACTTGCATCATTAACACCAGAATCAATGACTGAATCAGAATTGATTATTACCGAAGACAGACCGTTTGTTGAACGTGTTTCAATGTTTGATGTGTTTGTTGACCCAGACGGAACAAACATGTCTGACATTAAATGGATTGCACAACGTATTCGTCGTCCACTTAAAGAAGTTAAAAAAGATAAGCGTTACGACTCAAAGGCTCGCCAAGAAGCACAGCCTTCTCACTATTCAAAGTGGAGTATTGACGAACGTGCACCAAGAAGGTCTGAAGACCCAGAAGATGCATATGTTGAGATTTGGGAGTTCTACGACCTAGACCGTCAAACAATGTCAATTTTCTGTGATGGTGGAGACAGGTTCTTGGTCAATCCATCAGAGATTCCATTTGCTTTTGGTCATCCATTCGTAATGCTTCGCAATTACGAAATACCAGAACACTTTTACCCAATGGGTGAACTTGAAGCAATTGAACCATTGCAGATGGAATTGAACGAGACTCGCACACAGATGATGAATCATCGTAAGCGATTCTCACGTAAGTGGTTGTACAAAGAATCAGCATTTGACCAAGAAGGTCGTTCTGCACTTGAATCAGATGAAGACAATGTAATGGTTCCAGTTGTGTCTGAAGAACCATTGGGCAATGTGATTACACCAATGCCTGCAGTTATCAGTCCACCTGAGTTTTACAACCAGTCAACACTTATCTCATCAGACATTGACCGTGTATCTGGAGTTTCAGAATACATGCGTGGGGCATTGCCAGAAATTCGTCGTACAGCAACAGAAGCAGCAATCGCACAAGATGCTGCAAATGCTCGTGCATCTGACAAGTTAGCAATTATCGAGCGTTGTATCGCTGATTGTGCTAGACGACTTGTGATGATGGCACAGCAGTACATGGAAGGCGAACAGGTAGTTCGTATCGTTGGCAATGAAACCAAGCCTGCTTGGTTGAAGTTTGACAAAGACTATGTGAAGGGCGAGTTTGACTTTGATGTTGAGGGTGGTTCAACAGCCCCAACCAATGAGTCATTCCGTCGTCAGATGGCTTTGCAGGTGGTTGATGCAATGGCACCATTCGTTGGTGCTGGAATTATTGACATGCCAAAACTTGCCAATTACGTACTCCAGTACGGATTTGGAATCAAGAACTCGGCATCTTTCGTAGTTCAGGCAAGTATGCCAGCACAGCCAGTAACCCCACAGGGATTGCCACAAATGGCACCGGGTGGAATGCCACCAATGGGAATGACTCCAGATTCTGGTATGCCACCAGAAATGACTCAAGGTTCAGAGGAAATGCCACCAACAGGTGGAATGCCAATGCCAAGCGGTATACCGCCAGAAATCCTCTCACAACTTTTGGCTAGTGGTGCGCCACTTCCAAATACCCAACTACCTATGTAGTTATGTAACGAAAAAACCCTATCAATAGAGCAACCCATGGAGGACTCTTAAATGAGCGAAATAAATAGCAATGAAATCTTTGACGAAGTGACCCCAGAGGATTTGGGACAATCACAGGAAGTCTCTGATGTAGTTGATGCCCTTACGGATGAGCAAATTGATTTGCTCCCAGTTGATGAGTTCGGTGACAAATATGTTTCTGTAACTATCGGCGGAGAGGAAGTCAGGGTGCCTCTGAAAGAGGCTCTCTCTGGATACCAGCGTCAAGCGGATTACACCCGTAAGACACAGGAACTCAGCGAGCAAAGGAAGCAACTCCAATTTGGAGCCGCTTTGCAAGAAGCCTTGCAAAACGACCCAAGTGGAACTTTGAGCCTACTAGCACAACATTACGGAGTTAATCAGACACCTTCTGAAGAAGAAGACCTGTGGCAAGACCCCGTTGAAAAGCAGTACAGGCAACTTGAACAACGCATTCAGGCTTTTGAACAACAAAAGGCAATGGATGAATTGGACAAGACGGTTCAAAGACTTCAAGCACGATACGGCTCTGACTTTGATGCCAATGAAGTTGTGTCCAAGGCGTTAGCCATTGGCTCATCTGATTTGGAGGCTGTCTACAAGCAAATTGCGTTTGACAAGGTTTATGAGGATGCAAAAGCAATTCGTCAGGTTCGTGAAAAACAGGCGAATGAAAAAGCGCAAACTACACAAGCCAAGCGTCAAGCGTCTGTTGTTTCAAGCAGCGCACCAAGTGCCAGCGCAAACGTATCAGCAAAACCAATCACATCATTGCGAGACGCATTTGAAGCCGCAAAACGGCAACTAAGCGTTTAGCGTTCTATTTAAGGAGAAATCATCATGGCATCAGCCAATAGTAACTTTGACCAGTTGCTGTCAACGACGCTTGCTAACTACCGCAGCCAGTTGACCGACAACGTATTCACAGCACGCCCATTGACCTACAAGTTGATGGACAACGGTCGTATTCGTATGCTCAATGGCGGTACGAAGATTGTTGAACCACTCATCTACGGCAAGAACTCAACTGTGGCCTCATACAGCGGATACGATTCGCTGTCGTTGGCACCACAAGAAGGCATCTCGGCTGCTGAGTATGAATGGAAGCAGTACGCTGCTTCAATCGCAATCAGCGGTATTGAAGAAGCCAAGAACAACGGTGAACAAGAAATCATCAACTTGCTCGAAGCCAAGATTATGCAGGCTGAAGAGTCAATGCGTGAATCGTTCAACCAGATGTTCTTTGCTGACGGAACTGGCAACAGCGGAAAAGACTGGAACGGTCTTGGAAACCTCGTTGAGTCCGGCAACACCGTTGGTGGAATCAACTCGTCAACTTCAGGCAACGAGTTCTGGCGTTCATACGAGGAAAACACCGCAACTGCGTTGACCCTCGCACAAATGAGCACCGCTTACAACAGCGTTTCGGTTGGTAACGACCACCCAGACACCTTGTTGACCACCCAAACCTTGTTTGAGAAGTATGAAGCATTGCTTCAGCCAAACCTGCGTTACACCGACACCAAGACGGCAGATGCTGGATTCCAGAACCTGTTGTTCAAGGCTGCTCCTGTAATGTACGACGTGCATTGCACCTCTGGCGTGTTCTACTTCCTCAACACGAAGTACCTCACCCTCGTAGGTCATACCAACAAGTGGTTCGCTCAGACGGACTTTGTTAAGCCAGAAGACACCGATGCTCGCTATGCGCTCATCATGTGCTACGGCAACCTCACCTGTCGCAACCGTGCGAAGCAGGGCAAACTCACGGCAAAGACCGCCTAAGACCACTAACCAATAAGGAGAAAAACATGCCACTATTAGCAAATGACACACAGGGCGCAGTAACACGTAAGCGTCTTGAAGAGTGGGCAGCAAAAGAGGAGAAGGTAACTGTTGTTGCCGCAACCGACGCTGCTACCACACAGTCAGCAGCAACACTCGCTGGTGCAGCAGAAGTTGTTTACACCATGACCCCAACAACGGGTCGTGCGTTGACAACTCCAACTGGTGCAGAGTTGGGTGCAGCGTTTACAGACGAAGGAGTCGGTTCAAGTTTCCGATTTTCAGTTGTTAACCTCGCTGCATCTACACATGCAATCACGTTGACTGCAGGTGCTTCGGGAGTAACCCTTGTGGGCTCAGCAACCGTTGCAGCAGCATCGTCAGCATCGTTTGTTGCAGTATTCACTGCAGCAAACACGGTATCAATCTACCGTAAGTAATTGAATCTGGGGAGTGGGAC